CAAAAATTCCTTACAGCATTCGTCTTTCTTTTTTATAAAGAGGATCATTCTGTATTTTACGAGCAATTTTTAATCATGATGGCTCGTGGTGGTGGTAAAAATGGTTTGGTTTCATCGTTATGCCATTTCTTTATTAGTCCACTACACGGAATAGATCGCTACAATGTTTCCATTGTGGCAAACAATGAGAAGCAAGCTAAAGTTTCTTTTCGTGAAGTATATGATGCAATTGAAGGTAAAGAAGTATTAGAAGATATGTTTTATCGTACTAAAGTTGAAATCCTAGGTAATAATACAAAAAGCGTGATCCAATATCACACATCGAATGCAAGTTCTAAAGATGGACTTCGTGATGGCTGTGTGATTTATGATGAAATCCATCGATATGAAAATTTTGATGTAGTGAATGTATTCTCTAGTGGACTTGGGAAAGTGCCAAATGCTAGAGAATTTTTTATTGGTACGGATGGTTTTGTTCGCGATGGGTTCTTAGATAAGACGAAAGAGCGAGCAATGAACATCCTGAAAGGAAAAGATGTAGAAGATCCATTATTCCCCTTTATCTGTAAGATTGATGATCCAGAAGAAATTGATAATCCTGATGTGTGGGAAAAAGCAAATCCAATGTTCAGTGAGCCGAGAAGTTCTTATGCAAAAGGCTTATTTAAAAAGGTATTCACGCAATATAAACAATTAGCAAACAATCCATCGAACCGGGAAGAATTCATGACAAAACGGATGAATTATCCTGAAACAGATTTGACAAAGTCAGTTGCTTCCTGGAAAGAAATCATGCGTACAGGTTTTGAAGAAGATGGCGAAACTCTCAGAGTAGTCCCAGATGTAAAACACAAAGTAGCTGTGGGCGGCCTCGACTTTGCCAGTATCAAAGACTTCGCGGCGGTCGGCTTATTATTTAAACATGGTGAGGATTATATTTGGAAATCACATTCTTTTGTAAGAAAAGGATTTTTGGACAAAGCGAAATTAAAAGTACCTATTACAGAATGGGAAGAACAAGGATTGCTCACGATTTTAGATGAGCCAGTCATTCCTATCTCTCACATTGTAGATTGGTTTGTGAAAATGCGTGAGCTATACGGATTTAACACGATAGTAGCCGATACATTCCGTCTTGATCTTGTTAAAACAGCGCTTGAAGCTGAAGGTTTCATATTGTTATACATTCGTAATCCAAAAGCGATTCATTCTCTTTTAGCTCCACGGGTTGAGACATTATTTGCAAATAATCGCATTATCTTTGGTGATAATCCGTTAATGCGTTGGTACACCAACAACGTCTACGTCCACATCAAAAAAGACGGCAACAAAGAGTACTTGAAAAAAGATGAATATAGAAGAAAAACAGATGGATTCCAAGCTTTTATTCACGCACTATGGCAAGCGGATAACATTCTTGTGGATGAATTCGACTTTATGCTAGATGGTATTAAGTTTTAATAAAACAACTATGAAAAAGTGGAGGGGAAGATGTAGTGGAAATGTTCGATGTTTTTAAGAAAAAGGTAAACCAAATACCCCTTGAGAAGTTAAAAAATGAAGGGGGTTACTTCTCGGATTTATTAGAAAATTCGCGACAAGAAAATATGGATAGCTTCTACTGCAATTGGTTACATTATTGGTTGTGGGGGTGAGATAGATGAGTAACAAACAACAAGGTTATAATAAGGTGACTTCTGGTGCTAACTACAGTACAGAATTTGCTACTGAAACAAATGTACAAGCAGTAAAACAAGCGAACGCACAATCAGAGGCTAAGAAAGCGCAAGCTTCTGGTGCTCAAAGTGCAAATGCTAGTTACGGTACAGAATTTGCTACTGAAACAGACATGCATGCTGCGAAACAACAAAGTGCACAAGCAGCTGCAAAACAATCACAATCTTCTAGTTCAAATCAGTAGTGAAAGAAAAACGCTTCTCTAAGTCGAGAGAGGTGTTTTTTCTTTGTGTGTATGTCGTCGTAATGAAAATAAAGTGAACGGCAATAATCTATCTACAAGTAAGGGGATCGTACAACAGTTAAGAGGCCCTTAGGTTTATAGGTAAATCCCTTGCCTAAAGATCCTAACTTAATCATACGAGGGGGTGACAACTATTGGATGGCTGGATGCAATAGTTAAAAAAAATAGTGAATTAGGATTTATATTTGATGTGGAAATGTTTATGGAAAAGGCAAATAGAGTCCACATGAAGCGACTAGCAATTGATACATGTATTTCTTTTTTAGGAAGAACAATGAGTCAATCGGAATTTAGAGTAAAAAACGGTGAAGAATTCGAAAAAGATGAGCTTTACTACCGATTAAATGTTAGACCAAATAAAAATATGACAGCAAGCACCTTTTGGGAGAGGTTCATTTACAAACTTATGTATGATAATGAAGCTCTAATCATACAAGCGGATGATGGTGATTTACTTATCGCTGATGACTTTGAACATAACGAGTACGCTGTGTTTGAAGATATGTTTACGAATGTTACCGTAAAAGATTATGAGTTTAAGAGAAGCTTTACACAAAGTGAAGTCATGCATGTAAGATACAGGAATGACAAGTTATCACCACTTATCGATGGTCTTTTTGCTGATTATGGTGATTTGTTTGGTAGAATACTAAGCTCTCAAAAGCGTAAAAACCAAATTCGCGGAACAGTTGATATGGACATGCTTGCTGCAAAGAGTAAAGAACATCAATCTAAACTGCAAGAGTTCATTGATAACATGTATAAAGCGATTGGGGAAAAAGACGTTGCTATCATTCCACAACAACCAGGTTTTAAATATGCTGAAACATCGGGTGGGGTAAATTCCGGTCAAAGTGTGGAGGAAATTAATAAAGTAACGAATGGCTTCTTAAACCAAGTAGCAATGGCTTTTGGTATTCCAACCGCTTTGATATATGGCGAAATGGCTGATGTTGAGAAGCAAACGAAAAATTATATGCTGTTTACAGTGAAACCATTATTAAAAAAGATTTCAGATGAAGTGAACGTTAAATTTTTTGAAAAAGAAGAGTATCTTTTAGGTCAAAAAATTGAAATTAAAGCCGTTTCTTATCAAAGTATATTTGATCTTGCGACTAGTATCGATAAACTCATTTCTTCTAGTGCCTTTACAGGAAACGAGATTCGATTAGAAGTAGGCTATGGAGTTTCAGATGATTCGAATTTAAACACACATCATATTACGAAGAATTACACAAAACTAACTGAATCAGAAGGGGGCGAAAAAGAAAATGACGATGAAAATTGATGTGAAAGGACCGATAATTTCAAATGATGAGGCTTGGATATATGATTTATTTGAAATGGATGCAACTTGCCCAGGGACAATAACTACAAAACTTAATGAAGCAAACGGCGAGGATATTGTCGTAGTTATCAATAGTCCCGGCGGTTATGTATATGAAGGTTCAGAGATATATACAGCTTTAAAAAGCTATTCCGGACGTGTTGAAACACAAATTGTTGGTTTAGCTGCAAGTGCTGCGTCTTTTATTGCAATGGCAGGTGATAAAGTACGAATTGCTCCGACTGGACAGATTATGATTCATAATGGTTCTATGTGGAATCATGGCGATCATCAAGGAATGAAAAAGGCTGCTGACATGCTAAGGATAGTGGATAAATCTATTGTAAATGCTTATGTCATTAAAAGTGGTAAGTCTGAAGAAGAGTTACTTCAAATGATGGATGAAGAAACTTGGATGAGTCCTGGGCAAGCATTAGAAAATAAATTTGTGGATGAAATTATGTTTATGGAGAATCCAGTGAAAGTGACAGCTTCAAGCGCTGTTTCTGCCATGCTTCCACAGAAAGTAATTGATGGACTTAGAAACGGTGTATGGAATAAAGAAAAAACAGAAGGAATTACAAAAGAAGATTTAAGTGTAGCATTGGTAGGATTAAAAAAAGAAATCCTAAATGATTTACAAAATAATATAGAAAAAAAGCCAAAAGAGCCAAGTCCTAAACCTGTAAAAAATGGTGGGATTAAAGGGCTCTTTTTAAAATTATAAAAAATGGGGGAACACATAATGACGATTAAATTCAATAAATCTGAAGCATTCAGTAAGGCGAAAGCGAAATTAACAGGTGCTTTAACGAATGCAGAAAGTACAGAGCAAGAACAAACATCAGCATTTGAAGGTTTTTTTGATGCCATGCAAACGGATGTGATTCACACAGTCCGTAATCAAGTAAATGATGAAATGTTAGATCGTTCTATTCTTCAACAACGCGGTCAAAATGTCCTAACTTCAGCAGAAACAAAATTCTTTAACGCTGTTGTACAAGATGGTGGATTCAAAGATGATTCTATTCTTCCTAAAACTACACAAGAGCGTGTATTTGAAGACTTAGTAATTGAGCATCCGTTACTTGATGCAATCGGTCTTCAAGATTTAGGAGCTGTTACAAAGTTTATCTATTCTGATGCAACTAAAGCATATGCATGGGGACCTTTATTCGGTGAAATCAAAGGTCAAGTGAATGCAGCATTCCGTGAAGAACAAATTGGACAACTTAAATTAACTGCGTTTGCAGCAATTCCAAACGATATGCTAGAACTTGGGCCAGAATGGGTTGAGCGTTATGTTCGTACTTTATTAGTAGAATCTTATTCTGTTGGTTTAGAATATGGTTTTGTAAATGGTACTGGTAAGGATCAGCCGATTGGTATAATGAAAGATGTTAATCCTTCCACAAATGCGATTACTGATAAAAAATCATCTGGTATATTAACATTTGCACCTTCTGAACATGGTGAAGTAATTGCCGGTGAACTTTATGAAGTAGTAAAAGCTTTATCTGTGGATGGTAAAGGAAGATCTCGCAAAGTAGTAAATAAAATTGTAATGGTTGTCAATCCTGTGGATGCAATTGGCATACAAGCACGTAACACGATTCAAACTCCTAATGGTCAATGGGTAATGCTATTACCTTATAACATCCAAACGGCTGAATCGGAAGAAGTTCCAGTAGGTAAAGCATTATTCTTTATAAAAGGGCAATATCTTGCAGCAATCGCAGGTGGATATAAGCTGAAAAAGTTTGATCAAACATTAGCGATTGAAGATGCAACATTGTATACAATCAAACAGTTTGCGAATGGGAAACCGAAAGATAATAAAGCAGCTCTTGTATATGATTTGAAGATTTCTTTCACACCACCAACCCCACCAGCAACGAAATAAAGGATGAGGTACATGGATACAGTTATTTCAAATGAAATATTACAGCAATTCAAAGATAGGATGCGATTAGGTGATGATGAAGACGATAACCTGAGACGTATCCTTTTTGCATCCAATAAAGATTTAGTCAGAGTTTGTGGCGATTATGATATTAATAAAGACAAGGTGTTCAAGGAATTAGTCTTTGAACGCTCTCGTTATGTTTACAACGATGCTTTAGAGTATTTTAACAAGAATTTTTTAAGAACCTGTCTAGAATNNCTACTATTTTCAAGTGTTCGCTCACAGTTCGGTTCTGTTGCATAGTTTATAAACGGACTTAGTTTTTTTCAAACTTTGCAACAGAACCTTTTTCAGAATAAACATCATGTTTTTACCTGGTATACACATTCTCTTCTGTTATCTCATCATTGGGACGATTATTGCATGTAGTGTTTGCAACAGAAGCGTAAGGCCTCTCTCTTTGGCCAATTTTCTTTTGGAGATTGAGAGAAGATGATTTTGGTTTATAAAACCATTTTTAAAGAGATACTGGTAAGGGGGCGGGAAGAAATTTGAAAGAGGAGAGTGCCATTTGAAAAAAAGAAAGATAGCAGTTGTAATGGTAGCGTATACAGTTTTGCTTGCGACATCTATACATACATATAAAGAGCAATTGGATCATCCTATTATGAGCGACGTAGGAAAGTTACTTCCAATAAAAATTAAACGTGTTGAAAAAGCCGAGGATGAAAGTTCATTAAAAAAGTTAGTGCAAGATGCAAATATTTCTGGAGAGAAGATTTCTATTGCCGGCATGCAACACAGCCAAGGCGGACAAACGTATTATCCGAAAGGTACGATGCTTGATATGACGGGCTATAATAAAATATTAATGTTTGATCCGGAGAAGAAGAGGATTAGGGTACAAAGTGGTGTCACATGGAATGATATTCAAAAGAAAATAAATCCATATGGCCTTGCAGTTCAGGTTATGCAATCTCAAAATATTTTTACTGTTGGTGGTTCATTAAGTGTAAATGTACATGGACGTGATATTCGCCATGAGGCATTGATTGATACAGTAGAGTCGTTCAGATTGTTAATGGCGGATGGGACAGTACACAATGTAAGTAGAGAAGAGAATGCAGACCTGTTTCCGTATATAATTGGGGGATATGGATTGTTTGGCGTGATTTTGGATGTGACGCTAAAGTTAACAAACGATGAATTGTATGAAATGCATACGAAGGTACTAGATTATAAAGAATACTCTTCATATTTTAAGGATAAGGTGAAAAAGGATGAGAATATACGTATGCATTTAGCTCGTATTTCTGTAGCACCGAACTCATTCTTAAAAGAAATGTATGTGACGGATTATGCATTGGCAAATAATCAGCAGAAGCTGAAAGAGTACAGTAAATTAAAAGAAGAAACTCTTATAGCTGTACCAAAGTTCTTACTTGGATTATCACGTTATAGCGATTGGGGAAAGAATGTATTTTGGGATATACAAAGAAGTTATTTTGAGCGTACAGATGGTAAATACGAAACTCGAAACAATGTAATGAGATCTGATAGTGCTTTTATGGAATATGATAATCCGAATTTGACAGAAGTTTTACAAGAGTACTTTGTACCAATAAATGGTTTTGCAGAGTATATAGATGATTTACGAAGTGTTTTGAATAAGGAGGAATTAAATCTTCTTAACATTACAATTCGCTATGTAGAAAAAAATGAAAATTCAGTGTTATCTTATGCGAAAGATGATATGTTTGCGCTGGTACTTTTAATTAATCAAGGACGTTCAGAGGGGGAAATAAAGAAAACAAAAGTGGTTATTCAGAAGATGATTGATGTTACTTTGAAACATAATGGAAGCTACTATTTACCGTACTATGCTTATCCGACGAAGGAACAGCTAAAAAAAGCGTATCCTCGCATAGAAGAATTTTTTCAGAAGAAAAAGGAAGTAGACCCGGGGGAAAGATTTGTGAATTTATTTTATAAGGAGTATAGCCGATGACATATAGAAGATTTGTAGCCTCACAAAGTATTATTATGATGGCAGGTAGTATGGTATTTCCTTTTTATATCCTCTTGCTTCGAAATGTTGGAAATAGTTTCTCACAGTTTGGCTGGGCGTACGGCTTATTTGCTTTAACCTCAGCTCTAGTGTATCCGTTAGTTGGGAGGATTTCTGATAGAGCAGGTGATAGAAATTTATTAATTATATACGCTTGGTCTATGGCTGTATTAATGCTTTGTTTCCCTATTGCCACAGAAGTTTGGCATGTATATATTCTCCAAATTTTAATGGGTATTTTAGGCGCTGTGCAGCGTAATACCGAGAAGACGTCGTTAGCACGAAAAGTAGCACATAAGGAAGCTGGTTATGAAATCGGAAAATATCATGTATGGACATCGATTGGTGGCGGGATAGCTATAATCGCAACAGGTTACTTAGTGGATTTCTTTACGATTGGGACTATTTTTTATATTGCTTCGATTTTATATGTCGTGAGTGGAATTGTATTAATTCGGAGTGGTAAGTAAGTGAACAGCCTGATATTGAAAAAGATAAGATTCGTAAAGATACTTTGCATACCTGTGGTGCTAGTTGATTTAGAATTTTAAAAGATGCTGGAAAAACAGAAAAAGATTGCATATATTGAACTCAAAACGATCAAGAAATGAGTGAATGAGTTCTGTTCCAAACTTTGAAAAACACTAAGCCCGTTTATAAACTATGGTTATCGTTTAAGAAACTTTGAATAATTGCTGTAACTCTTTGTACGTCGAAAAAGAGAAGTCTGAAATCTGACTTCTCTTTTGTTTGTATATAGCATGAATCGTTTCGATTCCTTTCAATGTACGTGAAGCATGGCGGAGATTTTGAAATCCTGCGGATTTAGCAAAACGTCTCTTGATATATCTATGATCTGGTTCGATAAGATTATTAAAATGCTTAAGAACCTGTCTAGAATCNNTAATTTTCTAACCAAGCAAATGAGCGCTCTACAATCCATCTTTTGGGGATCACTTGAAATTGATGCAATTCGGACCGCTTGGCAACTTGTACTTCAGCATTCAATAACTTTTGGATTTCTTTTTGAAACTTTTCTCCTGTGTACCCACCATCCGTGAGGATGGCTTCTAGGGTTTCTTTCAATTCAGGATATTGCTCGTACATTTCGAGTGCGCCTGTTCGATCTGTGACATTGGCAGTGGTAACATGGATCGCATGGGGAAGCCCAAGAATATCAACACTGATATGTCGTTTAATACCAGAAATTTTCTTGCCACCGTCATAGCCTTTTTGTTCAGCCGTATCTGCATTTTTAACACTTTGAGCATCGACAATATGAAAGCTAGAGCTTTTGGAGCGATTCCCCGCTTCCCTTATTTGCCCAACAATTTTTTTAATAATGTCTCTAATAGACTGCTACCTTCGGCATTGGATTGACTCCATTTTGCATAGTAGCGGTAAATATTTTGCCATTTTGGAAAATCTTTTGGTAAAGCACGCCACTGACAGCCTGTACTCAGAACATAGAGTAGTGCATTGAATACATCATAAAGGTCATACTTTCGCGGACTTGTACGTTTACTAAACGTTTCTAGTTCCTCACGAATGATCTCGAATTTTTCACGGCTGATATCACTTGGATAAGACATACACTCATCTCCTGTTTTTGCATACATTCTAACATATTTATGAGACTATAAACAGGCTCTTAGCGTGGCTTTTTTCCGAAATGCTGGCGGTACCTCAATTACAAAACAAGAAAAAGTAAAGGTGATTTTTGAACTAAGGGCTGAATTTCCTATACGTATACGATTACAATTTGTCTGTATTCCACGTAGTACGTATTACTACTGGCTAAAAAAATGGGACGCCCCGGACAAAGATGCCGAATTTAAAACACTCATTCAGACCATTTATAATGAGCACAAAGGACGTTATGGTTACCGACGTATTCGCGATGAGCTTATGAATCGCGGGTATCAAATCAATCATAACAAAGTACAACGTATCATGAAAGAATTTGGGTTAGCCTGTCTCGTTCACACGAAAAAAATACCGCTCTTATAAAGGAAATGTTGGTAAGGTTGCTCCGCATATATTAGAGCGCAATTTTCAAGCGGAAAAACCAAATGAAAAATGGGTTACGGATATCATAGAATTTAAAGTACTTGGAGAAAAGTTATATATGTCACCAATGCTAGATCTATTTAACGGTGAAATTATAACGTATACAATCTCTTCAAGACCAACCTATTCATTGGTTTCCAACATGTTAGATCAAGCTTTGGAACGTTTAACAGAGGAAGATACACCACTTATCCATTCTGATCAAGGTTGGCATTATCAAATGGAGAAATACCGTTGTTCCCTTACAAAACGTGGCATTACGCAAAGTATGTCCCGGAAGGGAAACTGTTACGATAACGCAGTGATTGAAAATTTCTTTGGCATTATGAAATCTGAACTTCTTTACTTACAGGAATTTGAAAGTGTAGAACATTTTAAACGAGAGCTAGCTAAATATATAGCATACTATAATCACAAACGAATTAAGGCAAAATTAAAAGGTATGAGTCCGGTGCAATATCGAACACATACCCAAGAGGCTGCCTAATAAAATAATGTGTCTAACTTTTTGGGGTCACTTCACAACAATCAAACTTCGTTTTTTCGATGTACAATGAATTACAGTAATTATTCATACCAGCTTAAACTCTAATCCTATTTTGTAAACAGGTGTATGCTTTTTCGAACTTTGCAACAGAACCTGAAAATTGCTATTTTTAAACAAGCGTTTGATTCGTCAGTATTTGCACCAAACCAGAGAGATTGGCTATTTATAGCGAATCCTCTAATTATATGTTTACAAACCTTTTGAAAGGAATATCAATTTAAAAGAACGAAATGTATTCTTACGAGGAGGCGTTGTAATGGAAATGTTATATGTATTACTTACTACTATTATTGGTAGTAGTATCGGCCTAGTTTTTCATTTGATTTATCATGAAAATAGCATTTTAGTGCCATGCTATTTTGAATATGTTATTTATTTTGGTTTTTTAATGGATATATTAACAGGAGGTTTAGCTGCATGTGTAGGGCTTGTTTTATTCGATGTGACAACTATAGCGGAAGTAGTAATAACTGCTATTATCACTGCTATTTCGGGGCAAACATTCGTACTACATCAGACCTTGGCACGAGAACGATCAAAAAATCTGTCAATGAGCAATATAGAAGAGACAATTCAAAAAATCAAATGCTGATTACAGTGTTACTATCAAAACGTGTTATTTTTTTATAAGATAAGAAAGTATAAGTTTTTGAGTACGAAGTACCCTCTTGGAAAGCTTGATGTATAAGGGATTGTGAGTAATATTTTGGGGATTCACTATATCAAAAAGGACCGGGTGATTTTTCCCGGTTTTTCTTATAAGGAGGCGAAAAGATGACAATTGAAATAGGTGTACTGATTGCAGTGCTTTCACTCGCTATCAGCTATTTTGGCTACGCACTGAATAAGCCCAAATCTCAGTGCGGTTTTTTTATCCATTTTATC